TAAATAGAAGTGATTTAACTTCTAAATTGGATTTTTTTATTGATGCTACTGAAGGTGAACTTAACAGAAGATTAAGAACCAAAGATATGGTAGTTAGAGCAACTGCCGTTGCCGATGGTCAATATTTATCTTTACCTACTGACTGGTTAGAAGCTATAAACATAGAAATTACCTCTGGTGATTTCACACCTTTATTACAACAATCCATAGAATCTTTAGATGTTTATAGAAAAGCTAACGATAATACTTCTGGACAACCAGTCTTTTTCTCTATTGTTGATAAAACTTTAGAATTAGCACCTACACCTGACACAAGTTATACATTACAATTAACTTATTATGCTTCGATAGCAGCGTTGAGTAGCACAAACACTACTAACTTTCTATCGACAGGACACCCAGATGTTTATTTATATGGCTGTCTAAAACACGCTTCAATCTACTTAATGGAAGATGAGCGTGTAAGTATGTTTTCTCAGTTGTTTGAAAAAGCACTAGAGGAAATGAGAATGGAACAAGAACGTGCTGAATTTGGCAAAGGCTCTTTAATACCAAGAAGAAGAACTTATGGCAAGGCACACAAAACAACTTATCATTTTAAGAGTTGAGGTAAGATATGTCAGGATTTAGTGATTATTTAGAAGATAAAGTTTTAGACCATGTATTTGGTGGTAATGCTTATTCAGCACCAGGTACTTTATATGTAGCTTTATATACTGTTGCACCATCTGATACTGGTGGTGGTACAGAAGTTTCTGGCGGAGCTTACGCTAGACAAACAGGAGCATTTACTGTTTCTGGTACAAACCCTACAACTGCAACAAATTCAGCAGCTATTGAATATCCTACAGCTACAGCCAATTATGGAACTGTGGTTGCTGTTGGTATTTTAGATGCTTCTTCAAGCGGTAATTTATTAGCTTACTCTACTTTAGATGCTTCAAAGGTCGTAAGTAGTGGTGATGTTTTTAGATTTAATGCTGGAGATCTTGATATAACACTGGCGTAACATCATGGCCAGTATCGGCTATAATCAGGGTTACTACAGCAGATCCAAATATAACGACTTAGCACACCAAGCTGAAGCCACAATAGCTGGCGTTAGCGGTGGTAGTGCAACTTCAGTTATTGTTGTTGATGGCTCTAGTACCATTTCTGGTACAAGTGGCTTTAGTTCAATAGGTACACAGATAGATTTAGGTACAGCAACAGTTCAAGCTGTATCTGCGTTTAGCTCTGTAGGTACACAAATTGATGTTGGTAAAGTAACTATGTCTGGCGTTTCTGCCTTTAGTTCTACTGGCCGCCTAGTTATTGCTTCCTCACAAACTATCGCAGCAACTTCTGGTTTTACTTCAGTAGGCTCACAAATAGATCTTGGTGCTGCTACCATTGAAGCAATCTCTAGTTTTAGTTCTATTGGTGGGTTAAAATGGACAGACCAAATAGTTGCAGCAGATACTTGGACAGAACAAACTGTGGCAAGTGATACTTGGACAAACCAAACAAATCCGACAACTACCTGGACAGATTTAGACGAACAAGAAGTAGCATAATATGGCAGACACAACAACAACGAATTTATCCCTTATAAAGCCAGAGATAGGCGCAGCCGAAGATACTTGGGGTATTTCTTTAAATACTGATTTAGATACGATTGATGCAATATTTAGTGCAACAGGAACAGCAGTTTCACTAAATATTGATGGTGGAGATATAGCATCTGCGGTCACGATAAATAAGTCACCAGTCATAACATTAGGCGGTGATCTTTCTGGAAATGTTACTTTAACAAATTTAGCTAGTGGTACTTTAACCGCAACTGTTGGAACTTTAAATCAAAATACCACAGGTTCTGCAGCTACTTTAACAACTGCTAGAACTATTGGTGGTGTAAGTTTTGATGGTAGTGCTAATATTAATTTACCTGGCGTAAATACTGCTGGCACGCAAAATACTTCTGGTAATGCAGCCACAGCTACAGAAGCCACAAACATCACAGCAGTTGCAAATAATTCTGCTGATGAAACTGTTTATTTAACTTTTGTTGATGGTGCAACAGGAACACAAGGCATAGAAACAGATACAGGTCTTTTTTATAATCCATCAACAGGTGTACTAACAACAACATCTGTTACAGGTAATTTAACAGGAAATGTTACAGGAAATGTTTCTGGAACTTCAGGTTCAACTACAGGCAACGCTGCAACTGCAACTGCTTTAGCTACAGGTAGAAACTTTTCTCTAACTGGTAATGTTACTGCTAGTGCAGTTTCTTTCGATGGCACAGGTAATGTTGCTTTAGCAACTACCCTTGCTGACAGCACAGTAACTTCTGCTAAGCTAAGTGGTGCTTTGACTACACCATCTGATTTGACTGTAGGCGGTGCTTTTACTTCTCAAGGTATAGACGATAATGCTGATGCTACTGCTATAACGATTGATAGTTCTGAACGAGTTGGTATTGGTACTACAAGTCCAACAAGTAAATTAACTGTTTCTGGAAGTGATGGCGGTAAAGGTATAGAACTCCAAGTAAGCACAGGAAGCGTTCAATATTTAATGGCATACGATAGAAGTGCTAGTGATTATATTGACATGCAAATAGATGCTGAAAATTTAAGATTTGGTACAAATACCGGTGCTGAAAGAATGAGAATAGATTCTTCTGGTAAACTATTAATAGGAAGCACTTCTTCATCATTTGACAATAATTCAAAAGTAGTTTTAGTTTCTGGGTCTGATAGTAATTTTACAAATGCTGGACAAGCTTTATCTTTAAATAGAACAGGCAGTAATGGTGCTATATTAGGTTTTTATTATGATGCTTCAGGTGTTGGAAGTATTAGTACAAACGCTAATTCTTTACCATCAGATAGAAATTTTAAAAGAGATATTTCTGATTTAGATTTAGGTCTTGAGCTGGTTAGTAAATTAAAACCAAGTCAATATAATTATAAAATAGATGAAGAAGGCTCTCCTAAAATGTATGGTCTTATTGCACAAGACTTAGAACAAGCATTGGAAGAAGTAGGTATAGAAAAAAATAGTAGTTGGTTGTTGCAACACGAACCTAACAACGATGAAAAACAATCAGACTATGCTTTAGATTATTTAAAGCTTATACCAGTTCTTATAAATTCTATTAAAGAATTAGAAGCAAAAATCAAAACATTAGAGGAATAGTATGGCAATAAATTATACTTGGGATTGTAAAACTGTAGATGTAAAAGAAATAGACGGCAACGCTGATACTGTCTTTAATGTTCACTGGAGACTTACTGGAACTGATGATACTAATACTGTAAAAGATATGAGTGATAATGATGTCGCTGCTGCTTCTACAATATATGGTACGCAACCTTTAGACACTTCAGACTTATCAAGCTTTACAGCTTTTGCAGATTTAACTGCAAGTGATTTACAAGGTTGGGTTGAAGCAGCTATGGGCGCAGATGAAGTTCAAGTTAAAAAAGATAGTCTTGATGCTCAGATTAATGAATTAGTAAATCCTGTAGTACAAACAAAAACAATAGGTGGTTAAAATAATATATAATTTCTAATTATGGCAGACACAAACACTACTAATTTATCGCTAGTAAAACCAGAAGTCGGAGCAAGTACAAATACTTGGGGTGGCAAGATTAATACAAATCTTGATACTGTCGATGGTATTTTTAATGGTACTGGTAATGGTACGTCAGTAGGCCTTAATGTAGGCTCTGGTAAAACTCTTACAGTCGGTGGTACTTTAGATGTAAATGGCACGATTGATTGTGAAGGCGGTGCGATTGACAACACTACGATTGGTGCAAGCACAGCTTCTACAGGAGCTTTTACTACGCTTAGTTCTTCTAGTACAGCAACATTAGCTAGTATTACTTGTGCTGGAACTTCTACTTTAACTACAGTAGATATTAATGGCGGAGCAATAGATGGTGCAACTATCGGAGCTAGTTCTGCTTCTACAGTTGCAGCTACAACATTAACTGCAACAACTGTAACTGCTACTGGAAATATAAACACTACAGGCGGTCAGCTACAACTTAATGGTACTAACTTTTTTGATAAGATATATCCAGTAGGATCAATTTATATAAATGCAACAAACAGCACTAATCCTGGAACTTTATTAGGTTTTGGAACATGGGCAGCTTTTGGCGCAGGTAAAGTACCTGTAGGCATTGATTCATCTGATTCAGATTTTGATACCGCAGAAGAAACAGGCGGTTCTAAAACTCATACTTTAACTATTAGTGAATTACCAGCACACACGCATACAGTAGAAACTAAAGTATCTTCTGAAGTTAATGGCACACACCCATTAGGTTCTTCTGGCTCAACTTCTCAAGGAACTAGAGCGACAAGTTCTACAGGTGGCGGTACAGCACATAATATTTTACAACCTTATATAGTCGTTTATATGTGGAAAAGAACGGCTTAACTTTTAGAGATAAGTCATGGCGTTAGTACAAATAACACCCCCAGCAGGAATAATAAAGAATGGCACAGACTATGCTAATAAAGGTCGTTTTGTTGATGGTGATTTAGTACGTTTTGAAAATGGCTATCTTAAACCTTTAGGTGGTTGGACATACTTTAGACAAAATCCAGTTGGCACTTTTTTAAGTGGTACAGTTACAACTGCTTCATCAAGTGCAAATATAACTGTGACTACAACTGCTGTGCATAATTTAGCTGTTGGTAATACAGTTGTTTTAGAAGATTTTGCAGCTACAGGCGGTATTACTGCTAATCAAATAAATACCACTTTTACAGTAGCTACTGTTCCTTCCACAACGACATTTACTGTCGCTACAACTGGATCTGGCACATCTGCAGCAACTTCATCTGCATCAAGAGTTATTCAACCAGCAGTTCCAATAGGTATGTATTCTTACAAAACCAATAGTGGTGAAGAAGTCTTAGCTATTGGCACTAGAGCTGGAGTGAATGTTTTTTACAATGATACTTGGTATGACATTACACCATCTGGTTTTGTTGCTGATGATGTAATTACCTCAACTGGTTATGGTGCATATCATTATGGTGTAGAAGATTGGGGAGATGAACGAAGCACCTCTGGAATAAATTTTAATACCAAAAGTTTTTCTTTTGATAACTGGGGTGAACATTTAATATTTTGTTTTGCAGGCGATGGCAAAATATATCAATGGCGACCTGATGCTGGTAGTGGTAGTCCAGATACCATAGCTACCGCAGTAAGTAATGCACCAACTGGCTGTCAAGCAGTTATTGTTTCTAATGAAAGACATTTAGTAGCTATAGGTTCTGGTGGTGATCCTCGTAAAATAGCCTGGTCTGATAGAGAAGATAATACTACTTGGACATCCTCTGCTAGGAATACTGCTGGCGATTTACAAATACCTACAGGTGGTCAAGCTAATTACGCAGTTAAATATGGCAATGATATTATTATTTTTACCGATGTTGGTATAAACAAGATGTACTACGCTGGTAGTCCTTTTGTTTATGGCATACAAGATGCTGGAGTAAATTGCAAAGCAATTAGTCCGAGATCAATAATATCTTCTGGTAGCTTTTTATCATGGATAAGTGAAAATTCTTTCTTTACTTATAATGGCCAAGTTAGAGAACTTAAATCAGATGTACACGATTTTATTTTTGATAATATTCAACAAAACACACAAGAAGCTACTTTTGGCGCACACAACATTGATTACAATGAAATTTGGTGGTTTTTCCCTGTTGGTGATACAGACCAACTATCGCCAAACAAATATATTATTTGGAATTACTTAGATAATGTGTGGTCTATTGGTGAACTTGATAGAGGTTGTTGGGTAGATCAAGGTGTATTTAACAATCCAATAGCTTGTGATTCTAGTGGTTTTGTTTATGAACACGACAAAAGAGCTTTATTTAATTCACCAGGATTGGGTACAAGAAAACCTTTTTGTCAAACAGGCCCATTAGAAATAGGTAATGGTGATAAAGTAGCACAAGTAAATCAAATTTTACCTGATGAAGAAACTACAACTTTGCCAGCAATAACTTTAAGTTTTACTGGTCGTTTTACACCATTAGGTGCAGATACAGATTTTGGCAGTTTTTCTTTTAATACTGATGGCTATACCGATGCTAGATTTTCTGCTAGACAAGTGCAGATGAAAATAGAAGGCGATGTTACGCAAGACTTTCAAGTTGGCAAGATTAGACTTGATGTGCAACCCAGGGGTCGTAGATGATAGATCCTGCTAGTAAAAGTCAATATATACAAAGAGTAACTAATGCTAAAGTAAGTTTAACCACTACCAATGCAACTACTTTATTTACTGCACCATCTGGTTCAGATTTTGATTTTGCAGTTATTGAATCTATTTTAGTTAATAACAACAATGCTGCATCAACTACTTTAAGTGTTACTTTAACTGACTCTGGTTCTAATGTTTTTAATATTTATGATGATTTTACTGTCGCAGGCAATACAACTGCTGAATTATTAAGTAGAGATTTAGTTTTACAAGCAGGTGAAATACTTAAATTAACTGCTAACGATGCTAATAGAATTATGGCAATAACCAGTTTAGTTGAATATGCAAAGGGTGATTAAAAAAGAAGAATGGGAAGTGCATTGGGATTATTGCAAGCAATTTATTGAGCCTGCATTAAAACATCAAGATGCCTATACAATAGACGATGTAGAAGATAAAATAA